GGACTAAAGGGGGAACAAACACCGCCAATGTCAGACCTTACGTCAGACTAAACCCTCAACACCGCAGAACTCTGCCGATGCAATCAGGTTTGTAGCCTGACAGCCTAGCTTACCGGAAGGCTGAGACTCCTGAATCCCAGCCCTCAACGCAAGCCGCAGCCTATTTCTTGTTGGTGTTCCAAGCACGGAACCCGTGGACGTTTCCTGCAAGCATGGCCACAGCCGCTTCACAGTCAGCCACGGATGCACTCGCTTGAACCTTGGCAGCTCGGGCCACAGCCTTTGCGTCCTTGGCAGCTTCACGGGTAGCCGCTACCTGTTCCTTCGTTTGACCGTCGTGGCCGTGGGCAAACAGCGCGTCACGGTCTTCCCCCGCAATGAGTGCTAGTGCTACGTCGTCGCCCAACGCAATCGCTCTTGCGACCTTGCGACCCATTCCTTTGCTTCGGAACGTGAGCTCGTAAGACACGTCCGTCCCTGCGAGGTGCAAGGCGGCAAGGGCGAAGATTGATGTTGAAACGTGTGGGCGTGGAGTTTTGATTGGTGTGGACATGAAGTCCTCCTATGTGTGGCCTACGCTCGGCGCAGGCCGGGTTACGGAAGCAACGAACTACTCGTTACCTCTCACCGACCAGCTTCCTCTCATTAGATCGCGCCTGACGCAGGCGGGGGGGCGGCTTCGCCGCTTTCGCCGCATCGTCGCTGGTGGCTATCTCTACCCCCCTCGACCATAGCGACCAAAAATTTTATCTCCCATCGGCCAAAACTCCCAATGGCCCACCATTCCCCAGTATCCTCCCAACATGAAAAACACATCCCCCGTATCCCCATCCGAAGCGCAAGCAATGGCCGCCATATTCCGCGAAGCCAAGCGCCAAGGATGCTCCCCCGACCTCTCAACCCGCTTGGCACGAGGAGACACGCACGCTTCCGTTTCATCCGTCATCACAGCACCATCCGCCAGCTCCCTCATCACCAACACCGACACCGAAACCATTGGCCGCCTACACGACAAAGAACTCACTCGCCTAAAATCCACTGGCCAATCACCACGCAAGACGTGGCTCTAATCCAATGATCTACGCCCTCATCCTCGTATCCACAGTCTCCAACACGGGATTTCACTTCTCAACCCACCCCACCTATGCCGCCTGCCAACGGGCTATCGCCCGACCTCGCACCCCCAACCGCCCCGCAATATGCGTGGCCCTAAAACCAAGGTAGGCAGCCCAATGAACAATTCCCTTCCCCCCCTAAACCCAGACATCCGCGCCAAACTCTATGACGGCGAAGACACTTATTTCAAAGCCAACCCACACGTCGCTGGCATGGCGGCTGAAGATAACCGTGTCATCCTCAACCCCTATTCCACAAATTCCTCCGAAGAACAGTCCGCTGTCGCCAAGAACGAACAGCTCCGCATCTTCATGCGCAACATGGACGAGCGCCCAGAGTTCAACGTAACCCAAGCCCAACATGACTCATTCAAGGGCACAGCCTACGAAAACGACCCCCAAGCCATGATGGAAACCATATTGGCCAGAGTAGCCACTAACGACCCGTCTGCTGGCGCACCCACCCATCACCAAATTGAGCTATCCAACTCCATACTCAACAGCGCCCGAGACACCCCCCAATCGTGGCGACCCGTCCTCCAAGGTCTACCCAACGCCGAACTCTCCTCAGAGGTCTACCCCTACATCGAGAACAGCCCCGTGACTCGATTAGGCTTCGATCCAGCCCGCACAACCATCCTGCCAGACACCCTTGGCTACAGATCAAAGTCGAACCCCGACATGGTCGAATACCTCAACGGCAGATACATCCAGCCCGACTTCCCCTCAAGTCAACTCGAAGCCCCCATCGCAAAAACCTTGTTCGACTACAAACGATCAAACAAAGACGCTCTCATCTCGTTCTCCCACAACGGCAACCGACCCCGCGAAGACATTCTCTCCACCATCTCCCACGAGTCACACCACAGAGGCACATCCATTCTCGACGATCAACATTACGAAGAAGGCAAGGCACGCCTCAACGACTACTATAACGGTTCTCCCGACTCTAAATCCCGTGCCGTCCAATGGTTCGCAGATCGCAACGTCGGCACCCCAGAAGCCGCACGAAAAAAATATAAGTACGACGACCTCCTCGCCAAGGCATCAGCCATTCTCAACGACCGCGCCAATCCCCCCGACCCCGAACCACCAGCCAACAAAGATCGCATTCTCTCCTTCCTCAACTCTTTTTAGAAAGCTGCCGCCAATGACCCCCCTCATCCTCCACACCACCCAAACCGTCACCCTCACTAACCAAGTCCGCACATCCACCTCACTAAGCCAACCCGTACACCTCATCTCAACCGTCCCATGCCACATCCAAGTGGCCAAAGAACCAACACCCACCAAGCAAGATTTTTACATACCCGCCAACACCCCAACTCTCATTACCCCACCCGATGGCCAAAAGATCGGTGCGATCCTTCATCTCCAACAATCAACTCCCGGCGTCCTCTACATCACAGGAATTTCAAAATGAATGACAACATTATCTTGCCCTTCACTGACCCCCCAACGAAGACCTCGCCACCTACGCAATACACCAACCCCCTTCGCCCAACATCCTCAACAGCCGAGTTGTCCGTAATGTCATGCCCAACCTGTAAGAACAAAACGTTCATTGTCGCTCTCAACGAAGAGAGCAACTCTATAGACGAAGAGCACACCACTTTCTTTATTGCTTGCTCCGTTTGCGATGCCACAATCTCGGAGGTCATCCCCATTGTCTGATCGCCCAACTCCAGCACAAGCTGCCGCTCACATAATCCGTATCCAAGATGGTAGCTCCAGCTTCGCTGGCTTTGTCTCGGCCATGCATCACGTCCATGGAATGCCTCAAGACCTTTCCACATACCCCAAGTTCGAGCGCGATCTGATGCAACTGCTCGACAACATCGAAAGAGGTAACGAGAAGCGCGTCCTTCTTTGTATGCCACCCCGAACATGCAAATCCACTTTCGCCACCCAACTTCTCCCCGCCTACTTTATGGGCCGCAACTCACGCCGCCTAACAATCTCCGCATCCTACAACGCCGAGCTCGCAAAAGACTTTGGCAAGAAAGTCAAAAACCTAGTCACCGACCCCATCTTCCAACAAATTTTTCCAACGTTCGGAATGTCCCGCGACTCAACGTCCAACGTCCTCTGGAATTCCACCGAGGGTGGCCAATACTCAGCCATCGGCATAGGCGGGACAGCCACAGGTCGTGGGGCAAACCTCCTCGTCCTCGATGACCCCATCAAAAACCGCAAGGAAGCCAACTCCCTAACAATGCGCAACTTTGTCTGGAACGAATTCATCGACTCCCTCCACTCCCGTCTCGAACAAGAAAAGACAGCAGACGGCCTCGGAGAATCTGGCCGCATCATAATAGTCCTAACTCGCTGGCACGTAGACGACATCGCGGCCCGTATCCAAGCCTCCGAATACTGGAAAGAGGAGGGGTGGAAGTACGTCGAAATCAAAGCCATCGAGAACACCGAATCCCAAATCATAACTTCCAGAGCCAACTTACCCAAGGACGATCCGCGCTACCTACCCGGCCAGAAACTCCAAAAACTTGGTTCAAGTTCTCGCTCCGTCAAAATCAAAAACGAACAATCTTTCTGGCCCGAACGTTTCCCTCTCCCCTCCCTAGAACTCAAGCGAAAGGAAAACCCACAATCGTTCGCGTCCCTCTTCCAGCAATCCCCCTACATCGAGGGTGGCAACATTATCAAAGACGAATACTGGAAATTTTTCAAACCCGACCCCAACTCCCCTGTCGGTGGCCCCCAAGACATCACCATCTCAACAATAATCATCTCATGGGACACTTCCTTTTCCGTCAAGACCACAGCCGATCCTTCCGTGGCTCAAACTTGGGCTCTCGCAGACAACGGCGACATCTATCTTCTCGACCAATGGAAGCAGCGCGTAGACTTCCCCGACCTCAAGACAGCAGCAATTGGCCTCAACAACCGCTATCGCGGCAAGGGTCTAATTGGCCACTACATCGAAGACCGCGCCTCTGGCCAATCCCTCGTCCAAGAGCTCCAAAAGGAATCAGGCTTCTCCGTAATTCCCAAGCAAGTCTCCCATGATAAGATCACTCGTCTTCACACTGTCCTTGGCCTAATTCAAGGTGGCCGTGTTTACCTCCCAGAGGACGCAGACTTCCTCGATGAATTCACAGACGAGTGCCGTTCGTTCCCAGACACCACTCACGATGACCAAGTTGATTGTATGACTCTCGCGCTCGACGTGCTTTCCAAGCACACTCTATCCAGCCACGCAGCTTTCTCTCAACCCCTCACTCAACTCGCATCAAATCAACTCAACCAATCTGCAAACCACGCCATGCCCCTAACAAAATCACTAAATTCATTCTCCGGTTGGGGGGAGTAGAAAACTCACGCGGCCCCCCTCATAATCACTCCCAGCCGCCAAAGGAAAAAACATGACCGCACAGTATAAAAACGGCCCCAATGACGGCGTTATCGTAGACCTATCAGACCCAAACCGTCTAAACGCCCTCATGGCCAATCAAGATATATCCCACCTCTTCACGGAGACGGATCACGCACGCATTATCGATTACATGTGGGCCGCATTCGAGATGTCTCATCACCACATTTCTAAACGATACGATCATTGGGCCGAAGCAGATCGAGCCCACGATATCTATGTCCCACCAGACGCCACTCGCTTCCGCGAGAAGGCTGTCATCGCAGATACTCGCGCCGTCGCAGACACGGTCATTACCTACCTCATGTCTGCCATCACAGGACGAAACCCCATCTTCCAAATAGAAGGTGGTGACCGCAAATCCCGTCAGGTCGCTGCAATCACCGAACGTCTCCTTCACAAGAACACCCGAGCATTTGGTGGCGAAGCACGCCTTGCCCAGATGTTCCTCGACTCTACCAGATACGGCTTTGCCCCAACCAAGAACACATGGGACAGCAACCGCAATGCCAACGTCATCTCAAACTTTGACCCTCGCAGAGCCTTCCCCGACCCCCGAGTAAACTGGGGCGATTGGCAACGTATGCAATTCATTGGCTTCTCAGACTTCGCCTCCTTTGACGCACTCAAGCAAACCAAACTATATCCATCCCTCTACACCGACCCAGAGCTTCGTAAGGATCGCAGCCCCGCCAGTGGCCAACGCTTCAATGCCAACAAGTGGCAGCGTGAAACCGGCAGAGCCTTCTCCATCGATCCCCAGCTCATCAAGTCCCAATCATCCGAGCGGCACTACTCTCTTGGCACAGCAAGAGCTGTCAACGAATTGTGGGTACGCCTCTCAGGCGCGGACATTAACGTTCCATCCATCGATGAAATCTGGCTCGTCATCACATGCATTGACGAAGCCAAGGTCATCCGTTTTCAACTCAATCCATATGGCCGCCAGTTCCCTATGGTCTTAGGAGGCTTATACAATGACTTCCACAAGACATACTCCCAATCTCTCTACGACCTCATGCTCCCCCTCCACAACATCTCCACTTGGCTGCTCCGTTCTAGGATCGATAACGTTCAAGCTGCGCTCAACAATCTTATCTTCGCTGACCCGACACAGGTCAACCTCACCGATCTTATTGACCGGAACCCTTGGGGTATCGTCCGAACACTCCCCGGCGCGAAAGTCGGTGATGGCATCATGGTTCAGCAAGTTCCTGATGTAACCAAGGGCCACTGGACAGACATCAATATGATGTCCGATCAAAAACAACGTGTTGCAGCCGCATCCGATCTACAGCAAGGTATGCCGACAGCAGATGTCCGCTCTGCCACAGAAATCCAACGCCTCTCAATGATGGGTACAAAGCGCCTCGGTATGCTCTCCCGTGTCATGTCTGCCACAACTGTCCGACCACTCGTCGAGATGCAAATTCAAAACCTCCAAATCGAGCTCGCAGATAACTACACTGACTCGCTTCGCATAGACCCATACAACACACCGGGCGTCCTTGCAGACCGCATAGACGACGGCTACCTAGATTTCACTGCCGAAGACATCCGTGGAAATGTCGATTACCTAATCATCGACGGCACCCTCCCATCCGAACCATCCCGAGACCCAAAGACATGGATGGACTCAATCCAAATCATGTCCCAAACCGGTCTCGGCGAAGAATACAAACTTGGCATGTTGGCCGAAGAAGCCATCCGTGGCCTCGGTGTCAATGACCTCGACAAGTTCCGCATTACCAAGGAGGAGCGTGCAGAAGGCCGTTCGCCATCTCAAGAGTTCGCACTCAAAGAACAGATGCGTGGAGCCAACGTCCAACCAGCAGAAAATGTCATGCGTGAAGTTGAAAAAGGAAATCTCGTTTCCATGAATGCAGGAGCTCAAAATGGCTAAGACACCAAAGAATATCCAAACCCTCCGAGATTCATGCCCCGTCAAGGTGCGCAACTACATCGACATGATGATGGCCAACTTGCAAGCAGACACAGACCGCAGGATCGTCGAGATTGTCAACGCTATAACTCAGTCTGACTTATCCCTCGACCTCAAGGCCACCAATATTTCGGCTAGAGTCTCAACCCTAGAAAACCGCCAGCCCATTCCAGCAGGCAGACAGCGAGGCACCAACAATGGCTGAGACTAGACCCACCACCGAACAAATCCGTTTTACGTCTGCCAACACAGGAGACATGTCTCTCGACATGTACCTAGAAAATTCCGAGATCGGTGGCCGTTCCGTCCACTACCTCCTTGGCTCAATTTTCGATACATCTGGCGTCTTCATTGGCTCTGGCCTCTTCGATTGGAAAGGCACTTGGCAAACCTCAACCACATACGCAGTCGGTGACACATTCATCGACCCAGCCACAGACAACATTTACGTCACCCTCGTAGCCCACACATCAAGCAGCGTAGCTAGTGATCTTGCAGCAGCAAAAACCGCTATCGTCCTAGACGTAACGCAAGTCAAAGCAGACAAGAACGCCGCAGCCGCAAGTGCAACAGCAGCCCAATCGTCCGAAGATGATGCAGCATCCGATCTCCTCCTCACAAACGCCGACGTTGTCTTGACCCATGCAGATGTTGTCCTCACCGCAGCAGATGTCGTCTTAGCGGAAGCCGCCAAGACAGCAGCCGAAACCGCTCAATCCTTAGCTGAAACCGCATACGACAACGTAGACGACCTCTACCTTGGCTCCAAAACCAGCGACCCAACACTCAACAACGACGGCGACGCACTCATCGACGGAACCCTCTACTACAACACAACATCGAACCAACTAAAAACATACGACCTTGGCACAACCACATGGATCGCCATCACATCAAACACCGACGAGAGCGTCAAAGTTTCAGCCAACGACACAACACCCGGCTACCTTAACGGCAAGCTCGTTGCGGGTGCAGGCATCACCCTCACAGAAAACTCAAACGGCTCCAACGAGACCCTCTCAATCACAAACTCTGGCCCCGGTTTGGGCATGATCTTGGCACTAGGATAAAAAAATGGCAGACGTATTAACTGGCAAAGGTTACGCAGTAACGACCACAGACACAGCAGCACTAACTGCTGCCGCTGGTCAAACCATAACATTGATCGGCCTAACAATCGGCAACATTCATGCCTCGTCATCCGCATGGGTAACAGCAAACATCGTTCGATCAGGTGGCGTAGACAGCGAGTTCGCGCACCAAGTCAGCGTACCAACGAACGACAGCTTAGACCTACTGCAAGGCAAGATCGTTCTTAACACTGGTGACTCTTTATTTTTAGATGGAGAGGCCAACGCTTCACTTGAAGCCAGCATTAGTTATTTGGTACAAACCTAATGGCGTTCTTAATCGGGACTGACCCCGGCCTCCGTCAGACACGAACCCCAACCACAGACAACTTAACAGACGGAGTTGACTTCACAGCAAACTCGTCCACAACAATCACGCTGTCCCAAGACCCCGGCAACGAGAATCACACCGACATAAGTTTTGATGGTCTTGAACAGCACCGCAACACTTACACAGTCAGCGGCACAACAGTCACATTCGATGCTGTAATACCAACGGGTGTCGTAAACATCCAAGCCACTTACACTGTGACAGTAGCCTCATTGACCGTCCCAAACGGCAGCGTAACAACATCCAAGATCGTTGACGGTGCAATCACCGCAGCTAAGTTGGCTGCAAATGCAGTCCCGTTAGACACAGGCGCACTGACATCTCAAGGTACAATAACAACGGGAACATTTACTCCTGATTCAGCCAACGGAACTAATCAGTCTATAATAAATGGTGGTGCGTTTACTCTTGCACCTCAAACATCTAACGGAGTTATCACGCTATTTGTGACTAACAACGCTTCGGCTGGGGCTATCGATACGAGTGCTTTTGGTAGGGTAGTTGGCGACAGCTTAACCACAGTAGATGCAGATGATTTTGTTTTTACTATCGTCCAGTCTACTGGTGGTGCAAAGCTCAATGTTGAGGCACTAAGCATAGCCTATGGGGCTGCTACAGGTGGAACAGTTACCACTGATGGCAACTTTAAAGTTCATACATTTAATTCGTCTGGAACGCTTACGTTCTCTAAATCACCGACTAGCGGCGTACAATACTTAGTCCTTGCTGGCGGTGGAGGCGGAGGCGGCTATCGAGGAGGCGGTGGAGGAGCGGGAGGTTATCGTACTGGGACAGGATTTGCTGTTACAGAAACTTCTTATGCGATCACTGTTGGAGCGGGTAGTGCAGGAGCGGCATACAATACACAGACACCTAACGGATCAGATTCAACTTTTTCCACAATAACTTCTGCTGGAGGAGGCGGAGCAGCGGGAGGAACTGCGAGTGCTTCTGGCAGTCCCGGCGGATCAGGCGCTGGTTCTGCGGACTCAATCGGTGGGGCAACTGGTGGTGCGGCAACGCCTCCCGGTCAAGGTTTTGCTGGTGGAACAGGAGGATCAGGCTCACCCCACATTGCTGGAGGCGGCGGCGGTGCGAGTGAAGTTGGCGGCGATGCTATATCAGCAGGGCTTGGTACTGCTGGTTCAGGCGGAGATGGTCTTTTTTCTTCTATAACTGGATCGAGCATCCAAAGAGGTGGAGGTGGCGGAGGTGGCGTTCATACGCCTCCCGGCACTGTCGGGTTAGGAGGCGCTGGAGGAGGAGGTGCAGGAGCGTTAACTGGAAACGGTAACGCAGGAACAGTAAACCTTGGCGGAGGCGGAGGTGGAGCCTCTTATACAAGCAGCTATACTTCGCAATACGGCGGCGCTGCTGGATCAGGGACAGTAATTGTCCGTTACCAATTTCAAGCGGCATAGGAAATAATTGATGGCACATTTTGCAGAGCTAGGCACTAACAACATTGTTCAGCGCGTAACAGTTGTTTCTGATGAACATGAACCAAACGGGGAAACTTGGTGCAACAGATTTTGGGGGGGCACTTGGAAACAGACTTCATACAAC